TACACCGTCGACGCGATCGGCCGGAACCTGCTGCTGTCATCAGAGCGGCGGAACACGGTCGGGGTCGAGGGCGGCTCTGGCGGGGGCGGCGTTTCCGGTTGCTTTGGTTCATCCAGCGTGGCTTCCAACGGCGGAGCAGTATCCCGCGGAGAAGCCAAACCACCCACTAGAACATTTAACGGCGTGACCAGCTGGGCAGCGTCACCACCCAAAGCTGACAGATTTTGCTTAGAACGAGCCTCGTCAGCTGTCATCCAGGGGCGCCCAACCGAAGTGGAAAGCACCGCAGCCTGTTCCTCAAAGGATCCACGCAGTTTCTCCGCCAGGTTGAACTCAACGTAAGCCCCATCAGGCGCACCCAGCCGAGGCAGCAGCAGCTTCGAAATTCGCTCTTGAATCAGCGAAATCGTTGGACCTAGAGTTTCCCCGTACAAGGCTTTGCGGAATTCACGCACGGAAGCATAGTTGGCTTGCTCCAGGAAACCCAGCATAGCCGGGTTCACATGGAACACGGACGCGATTTGCGTCATGGAAAGTTTCACGCCGTCCAGCCACTGCATCTGCTCCGCATCGAACTGGGTAGAAACGAGCTTCATGCCGTCTTCCAGCAGCAGCGTCCCGCCGGTATCCTCGCCCTTGCCGGTGAAACGAGCACGCAGAGTGGTCACAAACTTACTCCGGGCTTCTTTCGACCATGTCGCACCTTGAGGGCGTTCAATAACCTGGGTGATGCGCCCACCGTTTTTCCACACCTGAGCACGGAACTCCTGCGCCGCAAGCTGCTCGGCAATAATGCCACGCAAAGCAACAATCGGACTGACCCCACCCCAAGCATTCTCAGGAGTCCAACCGGAAAACACTAACAGATCCTCGTAATCAATTCGCACCGGCTCAGTCTGGCCAGGACGTTTGACTATTACCGCCGTAATCTCGAAAGCTCCGTGGCGAATCTCCGTAATCCACACGTTAGGAATCAGGTCAATACGCCACCCGTCGGTTTCCTCACGCACCCACCAGAAAGCCTGGTCATAGAGCGCCAGCGAAGCGACAGTCGCAAAAATCAGGTCACCGGTGACTTTTTGTGGAGACGGCACAGCCAGCAGCCGGGCCACAGCCGAATCACGGTCACGCTCCCGCGAATCACCCTCGCCACGAACATAAACATGCAACCCGAGCTGCTGAACATTACGCGCAAGGAAAGAAATCACGGTGCGCAAATGCGGAAATGCCGCATACAGCGTCGGCGCTGGAATATCATCCACCGCAGCCCTAACCGCCGTCTGGTACGCCACCAATTCTTCGGGATTATCAAAAGCCGGCCTGTCCGTGTTTTCCCAGAACCAGTTACGTGCCCAAGACAAAATGCCCAAAACCAGTCACCCCCTCTCAGATGATGAGTAACTCCGAATCCTCATAAGCAGACTCAAACTTGTTTTCAACCGGGCGGGTAGCCGCCCAAAAAGCCCCGGTCACCGCCATCAACGGCGCGCCACCCTGCGGCGACTTACGCCGGTCCCAGAACCAGGCGTCCCCTGCAGGCTTCGTCACGGCCGTAGCCGCCACCAAATCCAAAGCCGGCTGCGGACGATGCCACACCGGACGCGACACCGCCCCACCCTGCGAATCCTCAACATCTTCGCCAAGGTTCGGGTCATTCCTGCGCACCGCATCATAAAACCGGCCACAACCGATGCCCAGCTCCACACCGCCCCACCGGATAACCTCGACCCCGTCAATGGCTTCCAGCACGTCAATGAAAGACGACGCCGGCGCACCACGCTCCTGCACCACAACCTGCAGCGGGTTCTCCGTATCGGCGCGGTCATTGAACCAGCGCACCGCCCGGTCAGGGTCAAACGCCGCGGCCAACTCCACATGAGGGTCACCATCAGCACGCAATCCGCACACACCAACGAAAGCCCGCGACCTGTCCGACTCAATATCCAGACAATACCAAACCGGATTCCCCTGCGGAATCTCCGAATCAGGATCAGTCCCTGCCTTCCATGCGCCCGGCGGGAACGGGCCGTCCAGGCTGCCAGTCTCCCACTGACACATACATTCCTGCCGGAATACTTCATCGGGGTCGGTTTCCGCAGCCGCCTGCAAACTTCCCTCGGTCACCAGGTGCGGAAGCGACGGGTTAGCCATAGCCCACCCCTGCCGGTCCCACTTGTTCATGTTCGGCAAAGCAGACCACTCGAAGATTCCCAGCGTGGAATCAAAGTCAGGGACAGCTCCGGCCATCTCCCTGCCCTTGGGAGTGAACACCATGTCCGGCGCCTCAGTCTCCAACACGGCAACCGGGGCAGTCGAACAGATACCGTCCGGGTCGCCCAGACGCTCATGCGCGGCCTTACGCAGCTGATGGAGAACTACGGAACCAGCGTCCCCCGCATTAGAGCAAGTGATTATCAACGATTCCGGCCTGGCCATCGTGGTTTTCGTGATAGCCGCCCAAGCGTCCCAGTTCCGTTGTTCCCTAAGTTCGTCCAAGAAAATCAGGTCACCAGTCAGGCCACGCCCGGCGCCCTTGGTCGCGGCCTTAGTTTTGTAGCGGCGGTTGCCCTTCAGCTGCAGGGCTTTCTTCCCGTTTACCCGCCAGACTTTCTTCACATCCCCGCGCAGCGACTCCAGGGATTCTTCATCTTCCGGGTCGCAGTAAGCCACCACGCCGTTCCAGACTTCCTCTGCAGTGTCCAAGTCCTGGGAAGTACCCAACACCATCGGCACCTCGAACACGAACAGGAACCACGCAATCAAGATTCGCGCCCAAGTCGTCTTGCCATTCTGCCGCGCTACCAGAATCGCAATCGTCTTAAAGCGAAAACTACCGTCTTCGTTGCATTCCAAAGCGTGGATGTAAAGCCACTTCTGCCACTCCAACAGGTCCTCGCGAAGAACCTGCTCGGCGAAATCAATCACGTCATAGCCGTAAGTCCACCGCTCAGTCTCTGGGCTGCGCGGCTCCAAAGGGTGCAAAGGCGGAGTGAACACGCGAGGAACAACATGCCCAACCAGCCCGCCGGCAGGCTTATCCTGTCTTCCGGCTCCTGACTTTCTGCCTTTGCTTTGCAAGTTCATCAACTCCCGGCAACTTCACCCGCTCCGCCGTCTCGCTCACCGCAGCCCGCGCCGCAGGCGTCGCCAGCATCGCCTCCAAAACCTTGTTCAAATGCGGCAGCAAATACAGCGCCTTAGTCACTTCCTCACCTGAAGAAGTAGCCGACGCCTGATCTATCCGATGCGCAATCTTCCTGCCGCCAGCAATCAACGCCGCGTCACGGTCATCAACCCCGCACGCCTCAACAGTTCTGTCAAAAGCATCCACGAGATTAACCCCGTCTGGAGGCGCTGGCTCTTTCAGCCGGGAACGCACCTCAGAGATTTTCACAATCCGGTCAACCGCGCCCTGGTCACCACTAGCCGCGGCGTCCCACAGCCCAGCAGTCAGCCTATCCAGCCGAATGTTCTCAATACGCCACCGCGCCATCAGGTCAGGAACAGGCTCCGCTTCCAAAGCACGCAGCGCCCCAGCCAAAGCAACCTCAGCATTGCGCACCTCCAGCAGCTCAGCGATTTCATCAAACTGACCGCCACCCCGCCACAGCCGCAGGATTTCCCGGTCACGCTCGGAAACGTGCACCCGTTTAGCCATTCTCAATCACCTACAATCTGTGTCAGCTCCGCGCATACGATGGGGGGTCAAACCTAGGGGGGAGACGGCCAGTTTCCGCCGCGCAACCCTTTGCCGATTCTTTACTAAAGGTTTTGACTCCCCTGCCCTTTGGGGGTTTGCAGATTTCGCGGTTTTGCAGATTCGGGGTTTTTACCATTTGCGGGAACGGGAGCCGAGGCCTGCTGGGGGTTTGCGGTTGGAGCGTTGTCTGTTGCATGACCAGTGGGCTGGCGCCCAGTTGGCTGGGTCGTAGAAGTGTTCTGGGTTGTCGCTGGCGGTGGCTATGTGGTCGAGTGATAGCCGGTCTGGTTTGCTGGTGTCGTTGTAGGCGGCTGTGTAGTCGATGGGTTGCCCGCAGAGCCAGCATGGTGCGTCTGCTTGGGCTTGTTGGTTGCGCCAGGCTTGGCGTGCTTTGTTGTAGCGGTGGGTTTCAGGAGGACGGGGCATTGGGCTGTCCTCCTGTCTTGGGTCAGGTTTATTGCCTGGTGAATAGTGGCCAGGCTTGGGGCTTGTCGTTGTGGTCCTGGGTGACTGCCCAGGTGTGGAGTTTCCAGCCAACTGCGGTGATGGAGGCCATCATTTCGGTTACGTCTGGCTGGTTTCCTGATAGGCCGCTGGTGAAGAACTTTAGGTTGAGTATGGGTGCGAAGTATTGATCCCCGTTGTTCCAGGCTTCTTGTGCTTGGGTTCCGAGGTGGTCTGCTTTTGCCTGTTTGAGGAATCCCATGTGTTACCTGCTCCTTCTCAGTTCCCATAGTTCAAGTGACTCTAACGAGTATTGTGGTTCAACTTGTCAAGGATTTCAAGTGTTTCGGGGTTTTCCGTGTGTCGCGCTATTTGAATTGGCTGGTATAGGTTGCGTCCAATGTATGGTCTGACCTCGATTTTTCCTCGTTTTCCCCAGGTTCTTAGGGTTTCGATGTTAGGTGCTGGTTGCCCGGTGATTAGTTCGGTGGCTGGTAGTGCTTGGTCTGCTGGGAGCCATTTGTAGGCGATTGCTTGAATTGCTTTGGTGCGTGCTTCGGCTCGGCTGAATCGAGTTTGGCATTTTTGGCAGGTGAGGTCGTCTTTGCGGTGTTTGGGGATGTAGATGGGTTGTTGGCAGTTTGGGCAGAGGCCGAGGATGCTGGTGGTGGGTCGGCGGTCGATTATGCGCAGGGTAATTCGCAGGGCGTCTTCTAGTTCGTCGATGGCTTGGGGTGCGAGGATCCAGCGGGTGAGGGTATTTCTGTGGATTTTCCAGAATGCTCCGATGGTTCCCCATGTTGCCGGGGTGGAGGTGCCGATGTGTTTTGCAGCCTCGTTGGTCCAGGTGAGTAGGTCGTGGCGGATGATCCAGGCGGGTTCGAGTAGTCCGAGGGCGATGGGTACGGTTGAGTCAGGTATGGCGGGTTTGCCGGTGTTGGGGTCTTGGATTCGGAGTTTTTTTCCGAGGGCGTCTTGGAGTGCTTGCATGTAGGTGTTGAGGTCTGCGAGCCAGGGCATGATGTTGTCCCAGGCGTCGGGGTGTACGGTGTCGCCGGGGTTTTTGAGGGGCTGACCGGTGATGGGGCAAGTGTTAGTTGTCACTTGTTTTCTTCTTCCAGGTTGATTCGTTTTGCCGGGATGCGCTGTGTTGAGAATTTCGTTCATTCTGGGATTCTTTCTCCGTCGATGATGGCCAGTAGTTCTCGCAGGGTCATGGTGACCCACTGGTCTGCGGGGTTGGCGTTGCCGTGGCGTTTGTGGATCACGATTCCTGCCAGGGCATCGTCGTTGCCTCGCTCGGCCTCCGCCTCGGCGGCCCATCGGGCCAAATCAAGCCTTGTAGTGTTTTTGCATTCGATGACGAGGGGCTGGCCGTGGACTCGCATTCCTGCGATGTCGCCCCGGTCTTTCGCGCCATGCTTGACGCGGCGGTCGATGCGGTCGTCGCTGTAATGGGCGGCGAGGTAGTCGGCGATAGAGCGTTCAAATTTTGCTCCGGCTTGCCGGGCTGAGCGGTTGGTTCGGCTCATTTCTGGTTTCCTTCCTGTAGTTGTTCTTTCGCCCAATCGGTGAGGATTCGGGAAATGGTGGAGTTGCTGGCTATGTTGGTAACCCGGTGGTCTGACCCTGGCGTGAGTAAATCCAAGGTTTGGATGTTTCGGGTTAGTACCCGGTGAATTACCGGGTCGAGGGTGCCTGGCGCTATGAGGGTAGTGATGGTAACCGGCACGTCTTGACTGATTCGGTGAATTCGGTCTTCGGCTTGAACGACGTTGCCGGGTGTCCAATCGGTCTCTGCGAATAGGGCCTCGGAGGCGCGAGTCAATGTAAGGCCGGTTCCAGCAGCGACGATTTGGGCGACGAGGAAATCGGTTCGGCCTGCCTGGAAGCTGGTGATGGTGGCGTCCCGCTCGGCTTGTGGCGTGGCTCCGTAGTAGGTGGCGATGCGTGCGGCGGGCAGGTTTTTGGCTAGTCCTTGGGCGATGCCTTGGATTACGTCTGTGTGGATTGCCCAGATGATTAGCGGCCTGCCGGTGCCCTCATGGTGGCTGACAGCCCAGTCGATGGCGGCTGGAATCTTGGCTAGGCCGGTAGCTCTGCGTAGGGCTGAGGATTCTTTGAGGGCCGTGGTTTGTGCCCAGTTTTCAAGGGCTGTGTCGAGGTCTGCTGGTTTGGTGTTGGCGGTGATGGCGTGGATGTCATCGAGTAGCGGCTGAAGGGTTGCCTGTAGCTGCTTGGTGTCTACGTCCACCCACACTGTGTGGCGGGTTTTCGCCGGGAGGTCTTTGAGTACTTGGGTTTTGGTTCGTCTGGTCCAGGTGTGGTTTTCGAGGAGTTGGTGGAGTTCGGGGAGGTTTTCGTGTCGGGGGTCGCGGCCTCCCCAAAAGTTTTTCCGGGTGTAGCGGTCGAGGTAGTTTGCGGGGTAGTGGTGGCGGTGGTGGAGGAATTCGAGGATGGGGAGCAGGTCGAGGGGGTTGGAGATGATGGGGGTGCCGGTGAGCGCGAGGGTGTGGGGTGTGTGGTTTGCGAGGGTGAGGACTGCTTGGGTGCGTTTGGCTGTGTGGTTTTTGATGCGGTGTGCTTCATCGAGGATTAGCAGGTTTGGCTGCCAGTCGGCTAGTTGTTTGGCTAGGGCTGGCCTGGCGGTGAGGAGTGTGTCTGAGGTGATGGTGAATCCGGCGGCGGGTAGTGATGTGTCGCCGGTTTTTGAATATATGGGTTTTATTTCGATTTCGGTGTTTTTGAATGCGGGGGTGTTTTGGATGTTGGAGTTTGTTATTTCGTTTGTCCAGTTTGTTATTAGTGCTGGGGGGCAAATGATGATGGTTCGGTTTGCTTGGATTAGTGGGGCGTAGAGTATTGCTTGGAGTGTTTTTCCGAGGCCGGGTTCGTCGGCTATTAGTGTTTTTCCGTTTTTTGCGTTTAGGGCGCCTTGGATTTGGTAGGGGTAGGGCTGGTGTGTGAGCAGCCCGTGGGGCGTGGGGGGCGTGGATTGGGCGGGTGCTTCGGGTGCTGTGGTTGTCATGATACCACCCCCAGGCGGCGGTTGGCGGGTGACCACTTGTGCACAGTTTTCTTAATTGTTAACCTATATACGTATTTAATTACATAATTACTCCTGTATGACTGACATAGAGAGAAACTATACACAACTATACACAAAATGTGCTCTGACCTGCTATGATAGGGGTGTATGGTTCTTGATTTAACTATGCACAAACCATACACTAACCATACACTTTCGAGGTCTCTGCCCCTCTGGGCGGTAGAGGTCACTAAAGTTTTCCACAAGCCCATCCACAGGCAGAAAGGCGTGAGTGTATAGTTTGAGCGTATGCGCCGATGCACTGTTTCAGGGTTGCTCATCGTCCGCCTCCGAGGTCGCTCCACGCATCCTTCGGAGTGTCTTCACCGGTGTTGGCCAACGTGACGTTAGTGAATCGCTTTCCGTTTCCGTAGCGGGCTTTGCCTAGCCCGTAGACTTCTCTTAACGCCCGCCCGAGTGCGGTATTTGATATTTCTGTTTCGTTTTCCCGGTAACACCATTCTTTATATGCGCGGTTCATATCAGAACTAGATACACGCGCATATTCACCACCGCCGATAATCAGGCATTCGTCAACAAAACGGGATAGCGTATCTTCTTCGGTCGCGTATTCTTGCGAATCGGTTTTTACTGATTGTGGTGTCTGTAGTCCGTTTTCCAGATATTGTTTTGCGCCGTCGATGACCCATTGCAGGATTCCTGGCCCCTCAGCGTCCACAAGTTTCTGGTCGAGGTTTTCGATCACATCTTCCGGTTTGACTGTCTGGTTGAATCCGATGACGTTGGTTCTGCGCCAGAATGATGTGCCTCCGGTGCTAACCTTGGGCTTGTGGTTGCCCATGAGCCATAACTTGTGGGTGGGAGTGAATGTGAAGTAGTCGCGGTACATGTGCCTCGCGGTGAGTTTGTCGCCGCCGGTCAGTAGCTTCACCTTGGCTTCGTCGAATCGGTCGTTTTCGTTGATTTCAGAGCAGACGACCAGCCTCTGCCCGTCGAGGCGGGCGATTTCGGTTTCGTGCCGGTCTGGGCCGGCCATGAGGAACCGTGCTGGGGCTGAGGTGGCGTAGTCCCCTAGTATGGCTATTAGCGTGTCTAGGAGAACTGATTTGCCGTTGCCGCCGGGGCCGTATAGGAATGGCAGTATATGGTCACTGATTATGCCCGTGGCGGAGTATCCGGCGAGGCGTTGCAGGTAGCCGATCATTTCGGCATTCCCGGCGAAGGTCTGGTTGAGGAACTTGTCCCACATTGGCGTTTCCATGCGGGCTGGCGCGGCCGTGGTGGTTTTGGTGTGCCACCTGGTGGGGTCTGGCTGCCCTAGCTGGCCGGTTTTGAGGTTGATGATGCCTTCGGGTGTGTTTAGTTCGTAGGGGTGGCGGTCGAGGGTGTCTTTTTCGGCTACTAGGCGCAGGTCGGTTTGGGCCATTGTGAGTCGGTTTGTGATTCCTGCTCTGGTGAGGACTTTGGTTTTGTAGGCGGCTGCGGCTTTCTCCGTGGTTGGGAGTTGCCGGTAGAGCTGTTTGGCGAGTTCGCGAACAATGCCGCCGCCTTCGGGTTGGGGTTGCCAGACGTGGCCGTTCCAGTAGAGCCATTTGCCCCATTGCGGGACGTAGGCGATTTTGTGTTGGTAGTGTTGCGCGAACCAGAGCGCGTCGAAGTCTTCGCAGCGTTGCGGCGCGGAGGGCTCCGGGTCAGGGTTGGACACGACGAGGGCGAGGCTGCCTGCGGTGGGAGTCTGGCCTGTTCCCCCACCTGTTTTTGTCCCATTTGTCCCGGCCTGTCCTAAAGTGTCTGATTCCACCTGGGGTGGCGTGGTAGGGGGTTCCGTTTTGCTATCCCCTTCACGAACCTTAGAAACCCCGGTAGGTTCGGAGAGTTCCGAAGGCCCCATACCTGGGATGTACGGCACTAGCTGTTTGGCTTGTTGCCCGTATCCCTCGGCTGCGAGAACTCTTGCCGCTTCAGCGTGGTCGCCACCAAAATTCAGTAAACTGTATGCGCCGAATTTGGTGTATGGGATTTCTGGCTCAAACTGGGTGGAGCTGGTGAATACATAGAGCCGGTCACGGTCTGTGGCGTGGCCGGTGGTGGCGGAGATGCCGATGTTTTTGCCTGGACGCCGCCAGTATGTCGTAGAACCTGCCGTGTAGATGGCTGTCCAGCCCGCCGGTTCGAGGATTTCCGCCCAAGTGGTTTTCTGCTCGTAGTCGTCGCCTGGGCGGGTGCCCGCGTCGAAGCCGTATTCGCTGTGGCTGGCGGGGTGAGTCAGGTCAAAGCTGGTTTGGTGTGATTCAGGTGGCAGGTATTTGTTTATCGATTTGAACAGGGCTATTACGGCTTCATGTTCTTCTTCGGTCAACGTGAGGATGTGTTCGGGGCCGTAGGTGCAGATTTCCCAGGGGTTGCCGGTTTCATGGAAGGAGCCGGGGGTTGGTGCCGCGACTACGTAGCCGCCCTCGCCGCGTGTCTCTGCTAGGATTTTACCGTCCGTGTCTTTGGCTAGGCGGGTGTTTCCTGCCGGGGTGTTTTTGAGGCGGTAGAAGAAGTGGAGCCCACCGGAGGGGCTGGTTTCCGTCCAGCCGCCCCAGAATATGCGGCTGGCGAGTTCTGCCAGGCCGGAGGCTTCGGCGATGTTGAAGATGTCATCGTCTAGGTGTTGTTCGGTTGCGCGGCCTTCCAATTCCAGCATTTCGAGGTTGTTAGAGACTTTCCCGGTGATGATTCCTAGCCCGTATGCGGGGTTTTCGCGCCACCATTGGAGTATTTGTTCCGTGGTGGCGGGGATGCGCTGGTACTGTTTCCAGGGGACGGCGGGTTGTTTCGTGCCTGGCTTGACGGGGATTATGGAGAGGCCTTGGTTTGCGGCTTGGATTGCCGCAGTGAGGACTGGGTTTAGCGCGGTCATTTTTTGGCGGCCTCGTTCGTCGTGTTGAGGAAGGTTTGGGCGAAGTCTTCGGCGGGCGGTGTGTGTGGCTTCGGGGTGAGGGTCTGTTCTGGTTGTTCGCAGAGCTTGTTGAGTCTGCGGGTGATGCCGCGCGGCGCTTTGGTTTTCTCGCTCATTGTTTCTGCCCTTTCCTTGCTGTTTTGGGTTTTGCTGTTTTCCGGTGCCCGTCTGGGGTCTTGCACCCCTGCCCCAACACTGAGATGAGAGTTTTTCGTGGTGTCGTGTTGTTGGGTGAGGCGGGCCTTGTCCGGCAGGCGGGGCGCGTCCTCTTTCCTCGCCTGCCGGGGTTTTTAGTAGTTGCCGAGCATTACGGCGACTGCGGATTCTTCGATTCCGAGGTGTTTCGCGATTTGTGGGTGTGCTACGCCGAGTGAGGCGAGTTCCCGTGCCTTGCTCGCCACGTCCTGCTGTGCCGGTGCCGGCGCTTGCTGCTGTGCGGGTGCGGGTGGCTGCTGTGCGGGTGCGGGTGGCTGCTGTGCGGGTGCGGGCTGCGCGTACTGCTGGGGCGCCTGTGCCGGCGGTGCGGCTGGCGCTGGCTGTTGCAGGTTGGCTTCCGCAGCTGGGGTAATCACATACTGGTATACGTTTTGCGTGTAGGTGCCGGTCTTGCCCTGCACCCGTTCTTCACGCGCAAACGTAGCTGTGATTTGGTTGCCCACGGCTAGGGCTTGGCGTACGTCTAGCCCGGTAGCTTCGATTGCTTCCTGTAGCCAGGAACGTTGCGCACCCCAAGCCTTGATATAGAGTGCCCGCGCCCCATCGTCCTCGCTGGTGGTCAATGCCGGAACGTGTAGGCGGATCACATACTGCATCTTTGGCTCACCCGATGGGAACACTGCTGGCTGGCTAGTGCCGTACTCGGTCATCTGGGCGAAAGTGATACCGGTGATGGTTCCAGTGAAACTGGAGCCTACCGGCTGTTGGGTGAACAGGCCTTTGCCTTGTCCTTGCAGGGAGGCCTCGATTTGGTCAAATACGTCGCTCATTTTCTTGTCCTTCTTGTTTGTTGTTGTGTTTGTCGTTGGTATTCGGTTATGCGGCGGTGAGGCCGAGTCCCAGTGGGTCTGTTGGGGGGGGCTTGTCGGGGTAGCGTTTGCAGTCCCAACATCCCGAGTCCCTGGGAAGGTTGGTGATCCACTTGTCGCGCACGTCGATACCGGCGGCCTGTTCGATGGCGTCCAGGGAGATTTGCAGCCGGTTTGCGCGTTCCAGAGCAGCCGCCGCGATTTGTGGCTGATATGGTTCGTGCCACCAGAAGCCGTAGCGCATCTGTTTATTGCGGGGCAGGAAGTAAATACTCACTTCGTCTATTGGTGTTCCGGCGTCGTTCCAGCCCTTCGCGTACAGATGCGCCTGGGTGCGGTAGACCTGGGACGGCCCGGCCTTATACTTCGCCAGGCTTGAATCACCGACAATCTTCCAATCCACGGTCATGCGCCCCTGGACATCAACAAGGTCTGTACTGCCCCAGATTTCTTTACCGCCAATAAGTCCGACCATTACTCGGGCTTCCGTCAGCCAGTCGCTGCGCCCCTCAGTTCGGGCTTGGGCTTCGGCCTGCTGAAAGTGTTCCTCCATCCAGGCGTGAACGCTGGTGCCGATGACGGTTACCCAGGGGGTTTCCACTTCGTGCTTGTTCCAGCCTGCGAGGCGGGCTGCTAGGCAGTGGTCGCAGGGATTGCCTATTTCGGACGGGCCGATGGTGCGCTGTAGGGAGCGCGGCTGATTGGTAATCATGTGTTCTATCAGCCGGGTGATTTCCTGCGTGCGTGCGTCGTAATCCATTAGATTGCCGCCAGCTGCTTTCGCGCCGGTTCCGGCCGGTAATCTTCGGAGGTTATTTCGTCTTCGGCATCGTCGGTTTCATCTTCCGGGTCATCAATGATTTCCGTTTCCACCCATTGGAACAGGGTCAGCTGGTCCGGGTTGACGGAGCGCATCTTCGTGGGGCTGGATTGGTGCTTGGGCGGTGCCATCTGGTATTCGCCGATAATCCGAATTTGGTCTTGCGGGTAGACGACTGGTTCGACAATTAGTTTGATGGTCAGGGTTCCTTTGGCGCCTTGTGTCTGAACTTTGCTAATCAGGTCGGCCAGGGCTTCGCTGACTTGCTCGTTGAAGTTGCGCTCGTCTAGGGCTGCGATAACATCGCTAACCTGGTTTAGTTCTTGGTCTGAAAATTCCATCGCCATTTCTGGGTTCCTTTTCTCTAGGTGGGTGGGTTTACTTCAAAACGATTACCGGTGCGGCTGCGGCGTCCTTGTAGGTGTCGAGTACCATTGGCGCAATCTGGTTTTTGATAGCCGTGGTGTCTAACTGCATGGAGTACATGGTGGGGTATTCGTTGATGGGGAATGCTTTCATGAACCGGGTCTTGTTGAGGGTTCGTCGGGGTGCCTGTATCTGGATGGTGTAGGGTCCGGCTTCGTGGTTGCCGATTCCGAGGGTGGCTAGTTGGGTTTTTATCTGGTCTTCTTCGGCTTTCAGCTGGTCGATGTCGGCTTTGATTTGCGCCCATCGTGTGGCCAATTTTTCGATTGGTTCTGGTTGGGGTTCTGGTGCTACTGCTAGTGCGGCGTGTGTCATTGTTTCCTTCCTTTCCTTTTTTCTGGGGGTTATGCGGCGGTGTTGCCGTCGCGGTTGTTGATTGCTTCAATGATGTTTGTGGGAATATCCAGTTCGTCCTCGGATACCGGGTGGGCCTTGACCTCGTCCATGTGCGAGTTTGGGGGTTCGTCTAGGTAGTCTTCGCTTATATCTGCCAGGTAGTCGCGTACCTCGGACGGTGTTAGTGGTGCTTGGGCTGCGAACACTACGCCGGAGTGTGCGGCCATGTGCGTGAGTGCTGCATTGTCTAGGCTGAGTAGGTTGCAGGTTTCTAGTAGCTGGTCGCGCGCGCCGGCGTTGTATACGGGGTCTTCGCCGCTGTAGATGCGTTCTTGGTGTTTCCAGGCCATTCCTGCGAGGATGTGCCACAGCGCGGTGTCTCGGAGTGTTTGGTCTGGTGGGATTAGTGCGGGGCCTTGCCATTCGGCTAGGTCTGCGAGCATGGTTCGGGATTTGAATAGGCTGAGGCGTGTGATTTTGCGTGTTTTGTGGGGTGTGGTGTTTTCCATTTTGTGGTTTCCTTTCAGTTTTTAGGGGTGGGTGATTGTTGCGGTCATTGTTGCGTCTCTATGGACGTGTTGTAGGCGGATTTGAAGTAGTCGGATATTTTCAGCAGTCCTTCGATGGTGTCCTTAGGGTTCATCACGCCACCTCCAAATGTTCAGCAGATGGGGAGCTAAGGCGCCGTTCTGCGCGAGCGAACAAAATAGAGAGAGGGATGCCGAGCGCTTGGCTGATTTTCCAGATGTCACTTGAAGTGAGTTCGCGTTTTTCGGTACCAACTTTTCTACTGATGCTTACTGCGGAAAGGCCTGTCATATCGGCCAGGTCTTGATATGAAAGTTTTTGTAAGGCTAGTTCTGCCCGGATTTCCGGAGCTATACCAATTGGCAAGTAGTTCATGTCATCGATTGTATACCAAATGGCAAGCATGGCACAACCGATTAGACCGCGTGTCTTGCCGATTGGTATAAGATAGGCGCATGAATCCTTTAGATGACGGTGTAATTTTCACGAAAAATCTTGCAAAGGTATATGTCACGCTGTCAGCGAAGACTGGGATTACTCAATACCGTTTAGCCAAAGAATCAGGCGTTTCTCAAGCTCAAGTTTCGCGCATATTTCACGGAGAACGCGCTATCAGCGTCCCGCAAATGTACGCTTTCGCAGATGCTTTAGGAGTTGATTTACAACTCATAATCTCAGCTGCCGAATGGGCGACCACTAAGCGGCGTCCAGAAATACTTACTGACAACGAAGCCTACACGATTAGTCAGTGGTTTGACCTTGCAGCCAAAGATGGCTGGGACTTCCTCGCAGAGGGGGAGGTGTAGGCCGATTACGCGCGGGCCACGCCGCGAACCGGCGAGGTTTAACGGGATTCTCGTTTTTCATTGTCTAAAACTCCTGTTTTCTGTGTGTTTGAACTATTCGGGTTTTCTGATAGTCGGGTTTAGTGGCGGGTGGGGTTGGTGATTTTCTGGATTTCGGTTTGGGGGATTCGCCAGGCGCGGCGGGTTGCTCGCGGGCTCGTGGTGGGGAGTCGAAAGCCTTTCACCGCGCCGGTTTGTAGCCAGGCGTAAACGGTTTGAGGGTGTACGCCTAGGGCGTGTGCGGCTTGTGTGACGGTGAGGGCGGGTGTGATGTGGTTCCTCGCGGCTTCTCTAGATGTGGTCACGGGCTTGTCCTTTCCGTTTGGTGTTTGTGTGTGTTTGTGTGAGGGGGTGTGTTAGGCCGCCTCGGTTTGTCTGGAGATGCCGCGTTTTTCGGCGCGGGCAACCAGCTCCGAAAAACTGATGTCTAGCGCTTGGGCGAGTGCATATGCTTCCCCCATGTAGAGGGGGGAGATTTCCTGGCCGATTTTCCGGCTGATGCTCGACGCGCTAAGCCCGGATAGCTCGGCGAGGTGCGTGTAGGGCATGTTCTGGCGGGCCGCTTCCGCCCGGATTTCAGCGGCAATGCTGAATAGTTGGTTTTCCATGCCCCTATTCTATGAATATATTCATAGGAATGCAAGCCCCTTTCATTTTCTGTGCATATTTGGATAGAATTGTTGCCATGAAACCGATGGAAAACGGCGCAATATTCATGGAAAACCTGGCTCGGCTTTTCTCGCTTCTCGCGGATGAACGCGGTGTGTCGCAATCGCAGCTGGGGCTACAGGCGGGGATTTCTCAGTCTCAGATATCCCGGATGTTTTCGCGGGATACTGCTTTCTCTGTGGCGCGGGCACGCGCTATAGCTGAAGTCTTAGACGTGGATATTGTGCTGGTGGTGGCAGGCGCGGAATGGATGACAACGAAGAAGATACCACAATGCCTGACCCCGCTAGAGGTCGCAGAGGTCGCGGGCTGGTTTGACGTGGCAGCTAAGCAAGGCTGGGACTTCCTCGCAGAGGGAGAGGCACAAGCGGGGAATCCCTGACCCGCGGGGTGGGCCCGCAGTTTCATTTCTGGCCACCCCGCTAGGCTTGAAGCCGTGAAGAGTTTTAACGAACTTACGGCCCTTGCGGAGTCTAGCGGGGTGAGCGTTTTTTATGGGCCGGTGTCACGGCCCGGCCTGGCAGGGTTCTACTGCGAGACTCTGCGCGTGATTTTCGTGGACTCACGCCTTTACGGTGGCTTGGCCGTGGCGGTGCTGGGGCATGAACTGGTTCATGCTTGGCGCGGGGACGTGGGGTGCCAGGATGAGGCGGTGGAGGCGCGGGTTGATGAGGACGCGGCCTGGCTGATAATTGATGTCGAAGAATACGCGCGAGCGGAAATGTTATGCGATGGGCTTGTAGGTGCGATGGCGTGCGAACTTGGAGTGCCGGCTTGGCTGGTGGAGGGTTTCAGGCGTGGTCTGGAGCGGGGCAGAGCCGGTTCTGGTGTCCCACGGGTGTCCCACGAATAGGAATTTTTCGGCGTTTATGCAGGTAGAAGGGTTTATGCGTCGATTCCTGTCATCTCCGCGCTTGCCCCGCTGTTCGCGCAGAACGGCGGGGTTTTTCGTTGCAATGGCGGGGTTTTCTCGAAACATGCGCATAGCCAGATTAAGTCCGCGTATGCTGTTTTAAGCATTTGGTGTCCCACGGGTGTCCCACGAAAAGCGAAGGAGTCAGTGATGGGAAAGTCAGGATTCGGCACCGCCGAAAAGCTGCCGTCAGGGAATTATCGCGCCTACTATTCCATCGGGGAGCGAGGGCGTAACAGGCGCATAAACGCCCCTGGGACATTCCCTAGTCTGAAGGCAGCGCGGCTGTGGCTTGCCGAACAACAACTCGCACTCGCTAACGGTACGTGGGTTGACCCCCAGACAGTAAAGCCTAGCCACGCGCCAGAGCAGGAGCAGGCCGCCGTGTCATGGACTTTCGCCGGGTGGGTAGAAGAATACTTCCGACGTGCCGAGACGCGGTTAGCGCCGAAAAGTATCCAATCATACAAATCTAACGTCAAGCCTGCTCTAGCCCGGTTCGGGGATAAACAGCTGGGGGAGATTAGCCGTGAGGATGTAGAGGCCTGGTGGCGGGACGGTCAGCATAATGGGAAATGGGGGGCGCGTAACCATTACCATATTCTGTCTATCGTGTTTCGTGCCGCTGTGGAGGCCGGGATTATCGCCGAGTCGCCCGCGCAAGTGAAAGGCGCTAGGTCGAAGCCTAAAACGATTGATTCCCCGAGGCATATAGTCGCGACCCCTGAGCAGGTGGCGCGGATAGTCGAGGCTATGCCCGTTGAGTGGCGTATCTGTGTGCTGCTGGGGTTTTGGTGCCAGCTGCGGTTTGGTGAAATCCGTGAGTTGCGCCGGAAGGATATTGATTTGACGCGCCGGGAGGTCAGTATCACGCGCGGGGTTCAACAGGTCGCTGGGAGGGGTTACATCGTGGGGCCGCCGAAATCAGCTGCGGGGGTACGGACAATATCCATCCCTCCAAACGTGATGCCAGCGCTGGAAGAACATCTGCGGCTGCGCGTAGGCGATTCCCCAGATTCCCTCCTAGTGCACGCCAAGGGCAACCCGAGCTACTGGCTGTCTTCTACTGGCTTTCATGACAGATACAATGAGGCCGTTAAGGGTGTCGAGGGGCTGGATTCGCGGTTCACTTTTCATGGGCTGCGACACTCAGGGTTAACGCTGCTGGGGCAGTGCGGCGCGACACTAGCGGAGCTGATGCACCGCGCCGGACATTCGGACGTGGAACGAGTGATTATCTACCAGCATTCCTCGCGGGAGCGCGACGCTGCGCTTGCGGACAAGCTGGCCGGGATGGCTTAAAAGACGATACCCCCCTCCTTCCTATGTTTCTACGGTGATTATTTATCAGCACGCGGCCCAGGAGCGTGCTGCTGAGTTGGCTGAAAGGATGAGCCGGAAAGCGCTGGAAAAGCCTGCGGAAGGTTCTGGGGAAAATTAGTTTGTTTTTCTTGCTGTTTTAACTTGCATTATACATTAGTACTAATGTATAATAGGTTATGTAAGGAGGTGAGAGAAATGAAGGAATGGATAAACACAGCGCTAACCGCCCTGCTGGTGATATTCACCGGAATCATGGCACTAAAGCCACCGCCCAAACCACCACCCGGCGAAGGCAAACACCGAAAAGCCTAAAAGCCGGGGATTGAAAATGCAACAACCATCTTCAATCCCCGGCCGTAAGGCCAATTCTAACCCACCGACACTGAAAGGAGAACAGCCATGAACCGCCAAAATCAAGCCACCGCCGTAGCCATCGCGGTCACAGGGTACGCAAACGCATTTCTTACCACTGCCAAGCCCCAATGGGTGACCGTAGCCGCGTGGATATCCCTCGGAGCGATAACCGCCCTGTGGCTGGTCAAAATGCGCCGGGAAAGGGCAAAAGCCAATGCCTAGGCACTATCTGGGGCGCAGTGAAGTAGCCCAGCGCATCGGCGTAAAACCAGCCACCCTGTCCCGGTATAAACTGCCCGAGCCGGACGCTTACACCGGCACGGGTCCACGTGCTGTACGCGGGTGGCTGCCGGAGACGATCGACGCCTGGCATCAGGCGCGGCCAGGACGCGGCAGACGAACAAATTAAAAACGCGCAAACCCCCGCAACCCAGTCTTTTTGTTCTGGGTTGCGGGGGCTTATACGGCTTGAAAGCTTTCAATTAGCACCACAATCTGCCACTCCCTTAGTTAAGAGGTGGTCAGGCAGGGATATATTCAAGCCAACTTCCGTCTCCGAACCAGGCAACACCGATGCGCTGATTGTATCGAAGAACATTCTTGTAGTTATTGATAGCCGAGCCACCAACGGTTACGCCATCGATATCTATCCCATCGCAGCCTGGATATGTGGTGCCGTTGCTGTAGTTTTCGTAACGTTGCAAAAATACGCCTTTTCCTGTGACGAGCGGGTAATGACTTGGTGCTCCAAAAATGCCCTGCCAGCTGTTACCTGTTTTTGTGATGCGTTTTTTGAGTGGTGAGGTGTATAGTTTTTCTTTCGCGGTTGTGTTTTGGAGTAGGGCGTTGAATGCTTCGGTATTATTCCAAAGTTCTGTCCAGGCCGTGTTGTGTTGGAGCGCTTCTGTCCATGCTGTCATGTTCGCCCACATCTCGGAGCGGGCGACCTGGGATGCCCACAGCTCGCGACAGGCGACTTGGGATGCCCACAGCTCGGAGCGGGCGACTTGGGATGCCATCAGCTCGCGACAGGCGACCTGGGACTGCATAAAAATTTTCCAGGCCGTCTGGTCATCTGTCAGTATTACTAGCCCGATACGCGCGCCGCCACCTTCGCCTTTCGCTTTCAGCAGCTCATCCCGGAAGACCTCAGACTGTAGCAAGGTCTCGGTAGCAATATCACTATTCCATACTGCGCCCATGATCGCGTATGAGTCCATCCACGCACTCATCAACTCCCGGTTAGTCCCCAAGGTTGCTACCGTATCTGGGTCGTTCAGCATGGGCTCCAGGCCGCGTGATAGTTCTGCAACTGCGGTCGCCATAGCTGCCGGGTCGCCCGTTAGCTGTTTGTGTTTTGCGGCGGCCATGACCGCGACCAGGCCAGTGTGCACGTCGCCCGGGCCTTCCCACATTTGCGCCCCCGGAATCAGCGCCTTATAGGCTTCAGAAATTCGACGGTGTGTCTCAGCCAGGGCGGAGTATTCGGTCACAGATTCGGGTGCTGTCCCGATAGCGGTCTGCCATCCGGCCACAATCGACCCCAGGATGTGAATCACGCCAGGCGAGGCGAGTACTGCGGCCGCGTCTTCCATACCGGCAGCGAACCCCGCCAGGTTCTCGGGCTTGTCCAGCCAGGCCTCCAGTTCGTCCCCATCCAGGCCACGCATGATAGAGAAAACCCCACCGCCAGACGCCGCACCTGCGGTTTTGCATTGTTTCAGCCCGACCAGGGTTTTTAGCGGGTCTTCGCCCATGTGTGGGGCGATAAGATTTTTCAGCTTCAATGCTGCTTGGAATGTGTCATGCTCGGTGTCTCGGGCTTGCGCCAAAGCGACGCCTAGTTTTACCAGGTCAGCTAGAGGTGTGCTGTCGTTGGCTGCCTGAATGTCGGCGGCCAGGTTTGAGGGTAGTGTTTCCATCGTTTCGTACCTTTCGTTCAAATCTTTTTAGAGTCCGGCCATTGCTAGGAGTTCTACGTCGACGAGCTGTTCATGCACCATGCGCCGCACTATTTCCTCAGAAACTCCTTCAGGGGTGGGGGCGGTGAATCCGAGCCGGTATGTGCCTGGCCCGGCCTCGTCCAGGGTTACTCCCCATGCGTCGCCGGGCTTGATGCCCGCTGCCGTGATTACAGGTGGCGGGCCTACTTCCCCTTGTGCGCCGCGCACCATGCCCGCGTCCACCTCGGGGCTGGCGTCATCCAGCCGGTAATACAAGTGGTAGTCATTCTCTCCTACCCGGATAGCTGCTAGGCCTGTTCCTTTGTCGCCTTTGGGGAGGGTCACCCACTCGTACCATTCGTCTGTGCCTTTAGGTTTGATGCGTAGCCGGGAGTTTTTCGCGTCTACTTCCACATCCCATAGGCCTGTGTCTAGGTCGCTGCTGATTTTCGCTGCCCACCGTGCGGCTTCTCCCGCGTGGGTCTCGGCGGTTTTGGCTGACGCGGCGGACGCGGTGGCCTGGACGGTGGCTGTAGCCGCTGATGTGGCCGAGGCCGTGGCCTGCTGCTCAGCTGTAGCTGCTGATTGCGCTGAGGCGGTGGCTTGCGCGGTGGCTTCCGTGAGGGAGGCTTTCGCGGCGGCTAGGTCAGTGGCCGCCGCCCCCGCCGGCGCCGCCCC